AGGTTTAATCTTAAAAATTGAAATGATATGAAAGACACAGCAATAAAATTCCTGATAGATGAAATCTCATGCAGATTTGTAATATCTGAGGAGCTAAGAATAGCAATGTATAAGGCAATCGCAATGGAGAAAGAGCAAATAATTGATGCTTATGAAAATGGAGCTGAAGGGTTTGATTTCACAGCAGAAGAGTACTATCAAGATAATTGTAAACCTGAGATAATATGAAACCAAAAGACAAAGCAATTAGCTTAGTAGATAGCTACAGAATTATTTTAATGAATAAAGATACTGAATGTGGTGAGGAGATACTATGTACTGTGATAGCTAAGTACTGTGCATTGATAGCTGTTGATGAGGTAATTCAAGCAATGGATAATGTTATGTTACCTAATCCATTTAAGCAGTATTGGAACAAAGTTAAACAAGAAATTGAATTATTATGAAAGCAACACATAGAATATGGTTAGAAGACACAGTAGAAGAGTTAGGTGGTTTTTGGTGGTATTGCTACCTTGACCACAATGGATGCCTACAAGATGAGAAGTATCCTGATGACCTACCTGAGACTCCACAATGGTATATTAATAATGGTTATAAAGTAGAAGAGCTATGACAAAAGAGCACAGATTTTCGTACAACTGGAATTTAAAAGATGCAGTTTTTACAAAAGATAAAGGCAAAGTATTTAGTTGTTTTGCTTGTGGTGGTGGCTCAACAATGGGTTATAAATTAGCAGGATTTGATGTTATAGGACACAACGATATTGATAAAAAAATGATTGAAGTCTATAAAGAAAATCACAATCCTAAATTTAGTTTTTTAGAATCAATTACAACTTTTGCAAAGAGAACAGATTTACCACAAGAATTATACAACTTAGATATTTTAGATGGTTCCCCACCTTGTAGTAGTTTTTCAATGGCTGGAAATCGTGAGAAAGACTGGGGAAAAGAAAAAGTTTTTAGAGAAGGTCAAGAATTACAAGTATTAGACACTTTGTTTTTTGATTTTATTGATTTAGCAAAAGAACTACAACCAAAAGTAGTAGTAGCTGAAAATGTAAAAGGTTTATTAATGGGTGAGGCTAGGCAATACGTTATAAAAATTTACAAAGCATTTGATCAGGCAGGTTATTATTGTCAACACTTTTTACTTGACGCTTCAAAAATGGGAGTTCCTCAAAGACGTGAACGTGTATTTTTTATTTGTTTAAGAAAAGACCTGGCTAAACAATTTTTACATTTTGCAGATATTTTTACTGAAGTACCTAAAATAGAAATGAATTTTAATGAACCTGAAATAGTATTTAAAGAAGTAAAAGATAATTCAGGAAATATTGATAGACCATTAAGTAAAACAGTATTGAGGCTTTGGGAAAACAGAAAAAAAGAAGATACAGGTCTGCAATTTGCAAGTGGAAGAATAGATAATAAACCTAATAATTTTTTTAGTAGAGTTTTTGTAAAAGATAATTTAGTGCCTAATACTATTTTAGCTTCAGATTTTACTACAGTTTATGATCAACCTAGATATTTAAATAATTTAGAATATTGCAAAATTGGCTCATATCCTTTAGATTATAATTTTTTAAATAATAAAACTTTTTATTTAATCGGAATGTCAGTTCCTCCAGTGATGACTGCTCAAATAGCTACTGAAATTTATACTCAATGGTTGAGTAAATTAAACAATTAAACACAACAAAATGATAGAAAAAATCAAATACATGATAGAGCTACACAACCTATGCGATAAAAGTAGACAAAGAGAGCTAGTATACAAGAGATACTATTTATTCTCTGAGCTGTACAAATTGAACATTAACCTCACTCAGATAGGTAAAATTATGGACAAAGACCATGTTACTGTGATGCATGGACTTAAAGTAGACAATCAGTTTCAAAATAGTGACAAGATTTATGATGATGCAATTGCACCAATTAAAGACTATCTTTATCCACCAGTTAATCTACCTAAGTACTCTATTTTTGAGGATGTTATGAAGTGTAACAACACAACAGATTTGAGAATCATTAAGGAGAGGATAGAGAATGATCAGTACTTAGAAAGAGTGGTGTAAAGTAAAAGTAGAAAAGTTTAGAAAAGTTTTTTAGAGCAAAGTTTTACTGTATTTGGTACTGATGTTCAATAAGTTACAGCGAAAAGTAAAAGTTTTGAGTGAAATGTCAACTCTTTATAATATAGCGGATAATTCCCAAAATATTTTTTTAAAATCTGAGTGAAACTTTTACTTTTTGTAGTTAACTATTTGATAAATAAAGATTTAAGCAGTAAAAGTTTACAAAATGAAGTTTTACTATTGGTTTATAAGTTGTTAAATATCAAATAGTTAACGAGTAAAAACATTTTTTTAAAACTTTTCTGAACTTTTACTTTTTTATATTAGAATTATAATTATATTTGCAAACAGTTCGGGCATGAACATTCAAGAAATTATTAGAAACCCTTTGAATGAGTAGCGATGCCCCGCAAAAGTTCAAGGGGTTTTATCATTTAAGGGCATTTAACTATGATTAAAATTACAGTAAAAACAATTGAAGTAAACAAAGAAGAATTTAAAGAAAATGTAATTAATCTTTGTGGAGATTTATGGACGTATTTAAATATTGAATATTTAACTAGAGAAAGATTTAATCAGCACTTTAAAACTAAATTAAGCGATTTAGAATTTGCTAAAATAATGGATGATAATTGGTTTGAAATTGAAACATTAGATCGTGGAGTAGGAGTAAGAATCAATATTAAAAACTTATTAAAATCATTATAATGGCAAAACAAATTGAATTCTGGAGCTTTACAGAAAAGGGAGTACCTTCCTTAAACAACAAGCTATTTAAACACTTTCTTTCAGATAACAATTTCTATAAATATAAACCTACTAAAGATGCATCCAGTTCGTTTGTTATAATTCAAAAAAATGGAATATTTTTAGAGATAATTAACGAAATTGATGTAAAGGATTTTGTATTAGATTATATTGAAAAAAATAATATTGAGGATAGAGTATTCAATTTAATGTCTGGTAACTTAAAGTTTTTTAAACGTGAGTTCTTATCAATGATAAATAGTATTGAAGTTGAAATATTCAAAGATGATCGTGATACAAGCTATTTATTCTACAATAATTGCATTGTTAAGACTACTAAAGATAATCGTGAGTTAATTCAATACAACGATGTAAGTATTTCAATTTGGAAAGATCAAATCATTAAACGTGACTACACAGAATGTGACCATCATACTTCACAATATAGGGAGTTTATTTGGAAAATTAGCGGTGAGGATGTAAATAGATACAATACGTTTCAATCTATTATAGGTTACTTAATTCACTCTTACAAATCAAAGACTGATAACTTTGCTATAGTTTTAAATGATGAGATGATTTCAGATGAGCCTAATGGTCGAAGTGGTAAAGGTTTGTTTTGGAATGCTTTAAAAAACCTTAAGAAAGTTCAATCAATTGATGGCAAAACGTTCAGTTTTGGAAAATCTTTTCCCTATCAAAGTGTATCAACTGATTGTCAAGTGTTAGTATTTGATGATATTATTAGGAATTTTCCATTTGAAAAACTATTTAGTGTCATTACAGAGGGCTTGACTATTGAATATAAAGGTAAAGATGCTATTCATTTACCTATTGAAGAAAGCCCTAAGATTTTAATTACTACAAATTATACTGTAAAGGGTGACTCAGGATCACATGAAGCGAGAAAGTTTGAAGTTGAGCTAAGTACTTTCTTTAATGCAAATAATACTCCTAAAGACTATTTTAAGAATGAATTGTTTAACGACTGGGACTCAATGGAGTGGGCAAGGTTTGATAATTACATGATAGAATGTGTTAAAAAATACTTACAATTTGGACTAGTCAAATCAGCTCCTAAAAATTTAGGTATTAGAAAACTAAAAGATAAAATCGGAAATGAGTTATTTTCATTTGTAGAAACAATTATTAAAAATGACTGGGTTTCAATTAAGGATATTTATGATAAATTTATGTTAGCTTATCCTGAGTTAAAGAAGTTTGGATATACTCAAAATCGTTTAACAATTGGTTTAAAAGCATATTTAGAATTTTATAAAATACCATTTGAAGAAAGAAAATCCAATGGAGTATTAAAATTTTTTATTATAGAAAAAATAGAGCAACCTATTAAAATAGAAATACCTATTGTTAAAGAAGTAATTCCTGATATTTGGGACGAATTAAATAAAAAAGCAGGATTTTGAAACACGTAAATATAAAACAAATACTAGCAGAAACTCAAGAAATGGAGCAAGCATTTGAGAAAGTTGATATTAGTTACATTTTAGAAGCTCAGTATAAAAGGAGTGAGTACTTTTTAAATGAAATGTTGATTGATGTTGAAAGGAATCTAATCAAGAAGCAAAATGAAGAGATACCAAATGAGGTTATAATTAAGCGATTTGAGAAGACTTACAATAGGATGCTAATGATACAAGAGCATTTTAATAAAATACACTCACACTTGAAGTATTTGGAGCTAGAAAATGAGCAGTTAAAACAGAAATTTGAAAACTATAAAATAAACATAAAATGAAAAAAACAGCAATTGATCAAATGGATGTCAATGAATTGATGTCTACAGTGTGTGTAATAGCTACCCTTAAGTACAATGGACACTTCACTTTACTATCCTTCACTACTAATTTTAAAGGCTGTTTTGGCACAGTGACTGAAAGAGATGAGATAAAACAATTGTATCCATGCGAATCTTTAAGAGAGGTATTGTTACACATGATATACAAAGAGATATGATAACAATAACAAATGAAGATAACATGGAGTTGATGGCTCGTTACCCTGATAACTACTTTGACTTGGCTATTGTTGACCCGCCTTATGGGATTGGTGCAAATAAAATGACATTGGGCAATGGCAAAAAAAAAATATACAGAGGTCAAAATGATTGGGATAGTTCAATACCTTCAGAGGAATATTTTAATCAATTAAAAAGAGTCAGTAAAAATCAAATTATTTGGGGTGGCAACTATATGACTGAATATTTAAAGCCAACTTCATCTTGGCTGTTTTGGGATAAAGGAACAGGCGAAAATGACTTTGCTGATGGTGAGTTAGCTTGGAGTAGTTTTGGAGGTGCGTTAAGAAAGCTGACAAAGTCTTGGGTTGGAGCAAATGCAAAAGACGAAAGTGAACGAATGCACCCTACTCAAAAACCTATTTATCTTTATAAATGGATATTAGACAAGTACGCAAAAGAAGGAGACAAAATCTTAGACACCCACCTTGGCAGTGGCTCAATAGCAATAGCTTGTCATGATTACGGCTTTGACTTAACAGCGTGTGAACTTGACAAAGAGTACTTTGATAAAGCAATGACACGAATAAATAACCATGTAGCACAACAAAAACTATTTTAAATGACCAAAGAAAACAAAGCTAAACTCAAAGCATTAGAGCTTGAGATAATGATGGCTAAGTCATCAATGAATCCAAAGTACCTACCATCTACAGAGTGGTCAGATAACTCAGCTAATAGCCTAACTAAGTCAATAATTTTTTACATCAATGCTACTGGCAATCAAGCTGAGAGGATTGGCAATCAGGGACAATACAGAGAAGGTAACAAGATACAAGTTGGCACTGGTGAGATAGCCTACACAAAGCAGTTGCCCGGTAAGTGGACACCAGGGCAAGGTACTAAGGGAACTGCTGACATCTCAGCTACTATCAATGGCAAGTCAGTCAAGATCGAAGTGAAGTATGGTAAAGATAGACAATCAGAAGTACAGAAACAGTATCAAGAAAAGATAGAGAGTGCAAAAGGTATCTACTACATTGCTAGAGATTTTGACTCATTTATTGAATGGTATGATAAAATAAATCAATAAAATTAGTTGCACATCTAAAAATTATTATTACATTTGTAAACAATTAAATAAATATATATGCAAACAGAAGTAACCAAAGTGCCATTGTGGACTAAGATTCACAAGGCAAAGATGAGCATTGGCAAGGTTGTTAAGAACAGCACCAATCCTCACTTTAAAAAGAGCTATGCTGACATCAACGCATTGCTAGAAACAGTTGAGCCTATCCTTCATGAGAATGGATTACTGCTCCTACAACCTATTCATGACAAAATTCTGAGCACTCAGATAATTGACATTGAGTCAGGTGAAATGATTGAGAGCTGGTTAACACTACCTGACAACATTGATCCACAAAAAATGATTAGTGCAACTACCTACTACAGAAGAGCAACTTTACAATCACTTCTGAGCCTTCAAGCTGTAGATGATGATGGTAACTCAGTAGCATCAGCAACTAAACCAACTTTAACAGATGACAGATTTAAAGAAGCTCTTAAGTCAATTGAATCAGGAAAGTACACAGCAGAAAAATTAAAATCAGATTTCAATTTAACCAAACAACAAATACAAGCATTATGAAATGGCACCCATCATCACTAGGAAAATTAATGACTGAGTCTAGAACAAAGTCAGAAGTATTGAGTCAGACTACTAAGTCTTACATCGCTAACAAGGCAAAAGAAGATTTCTTTGGATACAATTCTTTTGTATCTACCAAAGCAATGCAGAAAGGTACAGACTTTGAGCATGAGTCTATTGAACTAGTTAACCAGGTGAGAGACACATTCTATATCAAGAATGCAGATACTATTGAGAATGACTGTCTGATAGGTACACCTGACATCATCTTAGACAATTCAATAATTGACATCAAGACATCATGGTCATTAGAGACGTTCCCAGCTATCTCAGCAGAAGGAATCAACAAAGACTACGAATGGCAATTGAGAGGCTACATGATGCTATGTGATAAGGCATCAGCTGAGCTAATCTACTGCATGATTGATACAGATGACTTTCTACTTTCTGATTGGGATAACAAATCTATCCACAAGGTATCTCACATTGACCCTAAGAAACGAATCACAGTACTTCAGTACGAACGTAACATTTCAACAGAAGAGTCCATTAGAGAGCGTCTTTTGGCTTGTACTGAGTACTACAATAAATATTTTGTACAATTAAACTGTAAATAATGGAAAAATCCTATTTCATTATTGAGTCAAGCCTAGAGAATCTCAAGTATGCTAGATACTCAGCTAAGACGTTCAACAAGTCAGGTCATGACTATTGTATTTTAGTCACAGATAACATTGACCAGCTAGATGTTAGGAAAGTAAGTAAGGAGGAATTTAACAATTTAAACAATAAAAAATGATTGAACTAAACAAAACGTACAAGAACCTAACTAGAGAACAGTTAGTGATGCCAATCTCAGATAAGGCTGGCATGGTGGTTTATCAAGTAACTAAGCCTACTACAGATAACCCAATGAATGAATTTAAGTGCACTACAGCACGATTTTTAAATCTATATAAATTAGAAAAATGAATCAACACACAACAACTGGAGTAATTATTAACAAGTTGCCCGCAAAACAAGTATCTGAAAAGTTCAGAGTACAAGAGTTTATACTTAAGGTAGGTAATCCTGAGGACAAGTATCCGCAAGAGGTAAAATTTCAACTAGTGAATGACAACATTGACCTACTTGACTTTATCCAAGTGAATGAACAAGTAGAGGTGACATTCGAGCTGAGAGGTCGAGAATACAATGGCACACACTATGTCAGTCTAAATGCTCTAAAAGTTACTTCTAAGCTATTCTAATGAGATTAGTTAAGTACATCATAGTAGTGCTATGCCTAATGGCTACATTTGGCTTATTTTTTTATGGCATGCACTACTTTCTCGGCAAGAGAGGACTCACAATCGTTTCAATACTAATTTTAATTTACTTTATCTATGGATTTATCAAAGATTTATACTATCACTATCTTAACAGATAATGAATTCTCTATCAAGCAATGGATGATAGAACAGACTAACCTGAGAATGACTAACAGATACAAGCAGATTCACATAGCTGAGGACATTGGAGTTAATGGCTCACAATTGTCTAGGTTTCTGACTGGCAATACAGTAAAAGACTCATTTTATGAAAAATGGTTTAAATGGTACATTCAAAATTAGTATATTCGCAACATGACAGCATTTTTTACTTCGTTAGTAGTCTCCTGGTGGTTTGTTAACTTTGAGCCTATTCAGAAATACATTGACAGATTCATACTACCTGACTGGCTACATACTGCTCTAGGATGCTGGAAGTGTATGTCATTTTGGACAGCACTCATCTACTCACAATCATTCACTGTAGCATGTGCTACTTCACTTACAGCAGTATGCTTAAACAAACTGATATACAACTCATAGAGTCTATCATCAATCTACCTGAGAATGAGACTATGACAAAGAGGTCACTATCACAGCTCAAGATGGTTAAAGTGGCTCACACTGGCATTGTTGACAAGGAATGCTTTTGCTCTACAGTGAGAAGGAAAGTGTGGTATAAGGACTTTTTATCGTGGTATGAAAAGAATGCTTGACCAATACTTGACTAACAACTACCTTGAGGTGCTCAAATACACAAAGCACTTTATCCAGCGACTCAAAATTCCTAGCTCTATAGAAGCTGATGCTGTCATAAACAATGCCTACCTTCACTGTGCTAAGCTAGAGATGGAGAACATTACACAAGACAAGGCAAAAAGCTATCTACTTAACACTATCAAGTACGAGCTCATTTGGACTCAAGGCTCAAGAACAAAGAAAGATGACATCTATAGGTCACATGAGTACTTAGAGGACTCACTGGATGATGCTAGCGACATTGAGCACAAGGTTAACCTAGAAGAGAGCTATAACTTCAAGAAGGCAATGGTGGAGATATATCGCAATTCACTTGATGATAGGATAAAAAAGATTATCTTTGAAGCATACTATGACAAAGGTCACTCTACTCAGACAGCTCTTGCTAAGTACTTTGACATTAACAGCACATCAGCATTCTTTCTAATCAAAGAAATAAAACAAAATATTAAATTGATACAATATAGGTATAAAGACTAAAATTATGGAATACACAATTAAACCCGAATTCGTAGGTAAAACTGTTAAAATCTATGACAGATTTCAAGGCACTAAGACTATCGTAGTCAACAACCTTGACCTAAGCAAAGTGAAATACTATCAGACAATTGGACTTAAGCACATATTTGAAGAGGTAGTGACTGTTACAGCTCCTGAGTCTACTGTTATTGAATACACAGCAGTTGAGGATGTCCCAGTTAAAAAGAAACGCACTAAAAAGGTTACTCAAGAAGATGCCGAAGCATAAGTACATAGAGACTCCTGAGGCAATGTGGGACTTATTTGTATCTTACAAAGATTGGTGCAAAGCTAATCCTAGATATCAATACTCACTCTCTAATAAGACTGGCGAGGCAACTGCTATCCCATTAGAGAGACCATTGACTCAAGTAGGTTTCAGAAGTTATGCAGCAGATAATGGA